CGCGGCGGCGTCAAGCGTCCATCCGAACGGTTTTAGCGAGCCCGCGGTTTCGCTGACCTTGCTCGTCGCATTATCCCACCAGACCTTTTTGCCGACGGCAATCGCGGCGTTCGCGGTCATCAGGTAGACCCCGCCGCCGGCCGCCAGCGCGCCTTTGCGATTGGCCGCGATGTCGAGGTGCGCGACCATTGGAAAATTGCCCTGGACGACGACATCGCCAGCGGCGACGGCGCTCGTGGGCGTGTAGTCGGCCATCAGCGGATCGCCGTGGTGAAATTTGGCCATCATGTTCGGAATCCTCGAAAGAGTTCTGTTTCAGACACGGCGGACGTTTGCCGGCTCAGGCGCCGTTAATCTGGACTGCGGCGACCGGGTCTTCGTAGCCGACGCCAAAATCGAAGAAGCATCGCCACTGCATGCCGAGCGTATCAAATTCGGCGTCCTCGCTCTGGATCGTCGGAATCTGGTTGCCGTTGAGGAACGCCATCGCGATTGCGCAACGCACGGCCGGGTCGGCGAACAGCCACCATACAGTTGACGATTGCCCGGTGATGGCGGCGCCGTTTTCATCCTTGACGGCGGTGTTGTTGACAAAAGCGCTCTTATAGGGCGTGTACTTGCCCGCGTGCTCGTTCTGGCTGACTTCGGTCTGATCCTTACCGGTGATCTTCATGCGGCCTTCGTAGATGTTTCTGGCCGGCACGTAGTTAACTGTTCCAAGCAGCATTCGATCCGGTGGGACCAAGATCGGCTTGTTGTTCGGGTCGACTTGGTTGCTGAACGCCGTTTCCGCCAGGGTGATTGCGGCGATTCCGTTGGCGGCTGTCATGACGCCGCTCGCGGTAGTGATAAGGTTTTTGTTGTTGGCATGGAAAAAGCTCGTGGCGTTGGCGAGCAGGAGAGTGAAAAACGCCTCCTCGGGGCGGATCCGGGCGAGGCGGCCGAAAACGTCGGGGATCTGGAGGAACGCGCCCATGTCGTCATTGATCTGCATCTGACGGGTTAGCGCGATGATGCCACCGTAGGTGTCGATTTGATTCGTGTAGGTGGCGTCTTGGAGGCTGATGTTCTTCAATTCCCCGTCGGGACCGACCTTACGCATCGAGCCACTCGAATCGAGCCGGTAGCGCGAGTGAACCTTGAAGTCGTTGTGGTCCCGGACGGCGCAGAAACTGGGCCAGACAACGGCGGCGGCCTCGTAAGAGGCGATCATGCGCTTGTTTGCGAGGTTGCTTAGGATGCCGGAAAGACTCAGGCTGGTAAACCCTTCGGCGCGAATGTCGGGGCCGGTGCGGACTTTCCGGTCGGCGCGGAGGGCGGTGCGAATCGTCTCATCGGTGATGGCGCCCATGCGCGTGTGCATGCCGGCCGCGCGGATGACTTCGAACATGATCGTGGACAGGCGGGCGCCGCGGAATCGCTGACTCGTCGCCTCGTTCATGATCTTTTCGTTGAACCACTTGCCGACGCGGGCTTCATTGATGCCGGCGCTGATGCAAAGCGCTGCTTCGAAGCAATCCGAAGCCTTGATTTCGGTTCGGCCGGCGTCCGTGGTGATGATTTGGATATCGGGACGGTTCCGGCGGAGAATTTCCAGCTCAGTCCGGTCGGGGGTCCACTTTTCTTTGATGGCGGTCGCGAGTACGTCGGGATTGCCGACGCATCTTGCCGTGACGTCCGCGATCCGTGCCGTTTCGGCGCGTTCTTCGCGGTCCTTCTTCAGCTCGTCGCGGATGGCCTGGAGATCGGCCGCGGCGGTGATCGCCGGGGCCGGGGTCGGTGCGGGAGTCGGCGCCGGTGGCGGCGTTTCTTTTGCTTTCTCGGCGGCGTCAAAGGATGCTTTGAGAAAGATTTTTTGCGGGTCCGTGATCGTCGCGGGGTCGAAGCCGGCGGCTTTGATGAATGCTTCGAATTTCGGTTCCATCGCGCTTACTCCACTGGTTGCGGCGATATCGACGCGCGTCGCGCCGGTGTCTGCCCCGCGTTTGACGAAACTGGTTTCCTTGAGCGTGGTCTTGCGGGCCACGTACACCGGGCCTGCGAAGGTCTGGCCGTTGACGTTGACCGACTCGCCCGCGGCATAGACTTCCATCGCCTGGACGCTGGCGCCGATCGAACCCTCCCAATCGAAGCCGCCTTTTTTGGCGGCAACGATCAGCTTACCGTCGTCGGTTTCGGCGTCGACGTAGCCGGAGATTTCGAGTCCCTTGGCGGTGATGGCGATCGATTCCGATTCTCCGGCTTTGCCGTGGTGCTCGCCGAGCATTGGCATCGCCTGGGCGGCGATCGTCATGCCGGCGAGGTCGACGACAACGGGGAGGTCGTATTCCTTGAGCGCGAGTTTGCCGCCGCTGTAGGCGAGCATTTTGAATTTCTTGCGATTGCCGGCGGCAGCCTCGATCGTGAGTGCGGCGGGACTCAATTGGATTTCATCGGACAGGAAGCGTCCGGATGAACCAAGAAAACCGCCAGCGCTTGCTCTAATCTCTGGCATGCAAAATCTCGTGTTCAACGATCCCGACCGATTGCAGTCGCCTCGGCGAAAGCGGCATCGGCAACCGTTCCCAAAAATCTGTCGACCGCGTCGCTCGCGACGTCTTCGTATGGCTTTCCGTTGATATTCCCGTCGCGATCGGAGGCGCGCTCTGCGAGCCGATATATTTTGTCGACGTACTTTTCATTTCGCGAGACTGACCCACGATCGATCGTACCGTCAAGAATGTCCTTGCGGATTTGCTCAGGAGAGAGCTTTTGCACTTGGACGAGTTCGCGAATTGCTTCGCGGTCGATCTTTGGCGCGGGCGGGTTCGCCGTAAGTTCCTTGAATTTGGCCAGCTTGGGGTTATCGCCGGCTCCCCCTTCGCCGGCGGATTCGGCGAATCGTCCCTGCTCGTCGTGGTTTTCGTTGTAGGCGACGACGCGGGGCAATTCGCGACCGAACGATGCGACGAATCCGGAATCGGTCAAATGGATTGCGGTCTCTACGGCTGTCAGGGCCGCGTTTGCTTCCTGCTGGCCGGACGCAGACGGGTTATTACGAAAGGCACTCTCTAGTTTCTGCCTCGTCTTTTCGAGATCGGCGCGCGGAACTTTCGTCAGCGCGCTGACGCGCGCTTCGTATTCTTTTGGGTCGATTCCCCGCCATATGACCTTTCCGCTGAGGGCTGCTCGCATCGCGATTTTTGGATCCGCCGCCATTTTTCCGGATACTTTTTGCGTGCTTACCGATTTGTCCGCGTCGAGATGGGGGTCGTAGGCGTCAACGTGGATACCGTGGCTCGGAATGTATCGCTTTTGGCCGGTGCGTTGGCGACCTCCGCCTCCGCCGCCACCTTCGCCTTGTGATTCCGCGAAGCGGCCGGCCCCGTCGTGGTTCGGGTTGTAGGCGACGACGCGGGGCAGCTCGCGGCCGGTTGCGGTAACAGGATGCGGCTTTGTCCCGATGCCGAATCTTCTCTGAAATTCGTCGGCCTGATCTTTCGGAACAGTGACGGCCATTCGCGGTTCGCCGCGGTCGCGCATCACGGCCATTCGGTGTCGGCCGTCAATGAAACTCACTTCGCCGTTGTGCAGAATCATGCGCGAAGCTTCGACGGGTTTTCCTTTTTGCAAGAACTCCCGAACGCCGGCGCGACGGCCGGGAACCTCACTTTTGCCAGTTCCGGTCGGCGGTAGATATTCGTCCTCGACCTTTTTCCACGACTGATCGATTTTCTTCGGATCGACAAGGATTGTAGTTTCGTGGTCGCGCTGGTTCGGATGCGGAACAAAGGTGATCGGGCTTCCTTTTCCCGCGCCTCGGCCTTGGCCTTCGGCGAAGCGACCTAACTCGTCGTGGTTCTCGTTGTAGGCGACGACGCGGGGTAGTTCGTGGCCGTAGCCACAAACGACGCGGCGGAGCATTCGCGGCATCCGTTCAAGCGTTTGCGGCATTTGCCACCCCCTTCGCCTGATCGGAATTCGCGGCAGGTTCGGTCGTCGGAATCTTCGGTGCGGGCGCGGCTTGCGCGGACGGGTGCGGGATGCCGAGTTCTTCGCACTTCTTGAATTCGCGGCCGATTTGTTCGAGCTTCGTCACCCAGTCCTTACCCTCGGCACTGGCGATCTCCTCGAGGCTGCGCGATAGGTTCTTGAGCGCGATATCGTCGGCGTTAGCCTTCTTGACCGGGTCGACGTGGTCCCAACCGTCCCATTGCCAGTAGCGGCGCCATCCGGCCGGCGGCCCCAGGTCGGCAAGCGGTAAATAGCCTTCGATGAGGCTGGCCTCGGCGAGCCAGGCGTTGAAAATCGGATTGAGCAGAAGGCGGGCGCAGACGTTGCGCTCCTTGACGCACTTGCGCTGCCAACTTTGGACTTCCAGCCGGCCGCTGGCGTAGTTCGAATCGCTGCTATCGCCGGTCGCAATCGTGAACGGCATCTCGATGCAACGGCAGATCTCGCGGAGGACTTTGTCGACGAATTCGGCGTAACCGGTGCACGGCTGTTGCGGCGTCATTTGCGAGATGTCGGCGCCGACGGGCAACGTTTGAAGCATGCCGCGGACGATATCGACTAGCTCGAACGGAATCGGCGCGTCGGCGCCCTCGTGGCCGGGCGGGTAAGCGGTCTTGATGATCGCGGCGAAGCTGGCGCAAAGCTCGGCTGCGCTCAGGACGGCGAGCGAGTAGCGACGCAGTTGGTTGAAATTCGGCAGGCTCGGCGTGATGTCGGGGATGCCGCGTTTCTGGCCTGGGCGCTCGACCCTGTACCAATGCAAAACGTTCTTCGCGGAAATGACTTGCGGGATCTGATTTTGGAAGAAAATAGCATATTCGCCTTCGCCACCCGGATGAAACTTGAGCAGGTCGTATTCGGTCGGGTTGCCGAAGCGGTCATAACGAATCCCGTCGATCGCCTGGACGGGATATTTGAGGTCGCCGAAGCGCGGGAAAGGCGTGTGGATTTGGTCGGTTTCGATCGGGCGTAGGTCAAGTTGGACCGGGTCTTCGATCGCCGGGTTCGTCGTTTTGACGATGAACATCTCGCCGGAAATCAACCGCTCTTTGTATGCGAGCTGCAGGAGGTCCACGAGGTCGACGGCTTCGGCCCAATTCGCGAAGAGACGCTCGATTTGCTGGTTGGCGGGCTCATTGCTGGTCTGGACTTGGGGACGCGGGCCCGTGCCGACGATTTCGTTCGCATAGGTCAGGACCATGCCTTTGCAGTATGACGAATTGTCATATTCGTGGCGCGCCCGGTTGCGCAACGTCTGGCGAACGCGGAAATTGGCGGCGGGGTTGGGTCCGAGTGAGTCGGCGTTGAGCCAATGCTTGCTGTTCTCTTCCGTTTGCAGCGCGGCTTCATAGCGGGCGCGAATTTCGCGCCAAGAGCGCTCCATTTCAGCTTTGACGCGCGTGACTTTCGGCGATTCGACGGGTTTGGCTTGCGCAGGACCGCCGAGGGTTGCGGCGACCCAGAGAGCGGCGCGGGCGACCGGGCGGAATGGGTTCATGTTCCTGGGCCTCCGAATCGCGCGCGGGCGCGGCGGCCGAGGATCATGTTCAGGAATTGATTCTTGGGAGCGGCGTCGTCGATCGAGGCGCGGGCGTCGAGCCGATCGG